TAATGCCGTGGCAGAAGTGGGTTCTAGATGACATGATGCGTATTGACGCTAAAGGCAATTACATTCGTAAGACATGCTTGCTATTAGTAGCACGCCAGAATGGCAAGTCCCATTTAGGACGCATGCGTGTCATCTGGGGGCTGTTCTATGGAGGCGAAATGAAGCATCTAATCATGTCTTCCAATCGAGCGACTGCCCTCATGACCTTTCGTGAGATTGCTTGGATTATCGAGAACACTCCACACTTAAAGGCTGGTACTAAAGCGATCCGATACGCCAACGGCGGTGAGCGCATAGAGCTTCTGAACGGAGCAACACTTGACCTGGTATCAGATACGCGTGACTCATCTCGTGGACGCACAGCAGACTTTCTCTGGATCGATGAAGTTCGAGAGATCAGCAAGGAAGGCTACACAGCTGCAATCCCTACGACTCGTGCAAGGGCTAACAGCCAGACCTTCTTGAGTAGCAACGCTGGTGATGCATTTTCAGAAACCCTAAATAATTTGAGAACACGTGCCCTTGAATCACCGCCTAAGTCCTTCGGATTCTATGAATACTCAGCACCGCAATACTGCAAGATCACCGACCGCAACGGATGGGCGCTAGCCAATCCTGCTCTCGGTCATACGATAACGGAGGAATCACTTGAAGAAGCTGTGGCAACTAACAAAATTGAAGACACTAGGACTGAACTTTTATGTCAATGGATTGATTCTCTACAGAGTCCATGGCCTCATGGCGTACTTGAGGAAACTTCCGATGCCACGCTCCAGATTCCGATCGGTGGCTATACAGTATTTGGCTTCGATGTATCTCCATCTCGCCGCAATGCGAGCCTCGTTGCTGGTCAGATTATGGGTGACGGAAGAATCGGCGTCGGGATTCTCCAGACGTGGGAGAGCCAAGTCTCGGTCGATGACTTAAAGATCGCAGCTGACATTAAGGGATGGGCTGATCAATATCGACCTAAGATGATCTGCTACGACAAGTACGCAACGCAATCAATTAGCGAGCGCCTTGCCAATGCTGGACAAGTAACGCAAGACGTATCAGGCCAGCAGTTCTATCAGGCTTGCTCTGACCTTCTCGATGGTCTAGTCAATCATCGCGTAGTGCATAACGGCCAAGCCGAGTTGATCCAGCAGATGAATAACTGCGCGGCTAAAGTCAATGACTCATCATGGCGCATCGTAAAGCGTAAGAGTGCAGGCGATATCTCAGCGCCTATCGGTCTTGCAATGGTTGTATCAATGCTATTGAAGCCACAACAGGTAGCGGCTATATACACCGAATAGCACAACATGTAGTGTATAATTGCGGTCTATGGGTATCCTTTCGCGCCTTACAGGTGCAACACCAAAGACCAATGTCGAAGCGCAATATGCACCGCAGGTCTTAGGTGAGTATTCGCCTTATGCGATGCCGTTTCAATTCGCTTATGTCGGACGCACAGAAGCAATGGGCGTGCCTGCGTTAGCCAGGTGCAGAAACCTTTTAGCGGGAACGATTGGAACAATCCCACTCGAGCTATACAAGAAATCAACTGGCGAAAAATTAGGCAAACCACTTTGGCTCGATCAACCTTCTTATTCTCAGCCACGTTCTGTAACTATTGCTTACACAGTTGATTCACTTCTATTCTACGGACAGGCCTTTTGGCAGGTCGTTGAGACTTACCAGGAAGACGGCCGCCCATCTCGCTTCGAGTGGGTCGCTAATAGTCGCGTAACTGCCACACTTGATCGTGACAACGTATTCGTTAAGTCTTACGCTATCGATGGTACGACAGTACCAATGGACGGCCTCGGTTCACTGATCACATTTCAGTCACTTAGCGATGGCATTCTCAATACTGGAACATCAACTATTCGTGCAGCTCTGGACATCCAGAAGGCTTCAGTAATCGCAGCGGCAACCCCAATGCCTACTGGCTACCTTAAGAACACAGGCGCAGACCTACCTCCAGCAGAAGTCCAGGGACTCCTTGCAGCCTTCAAGAACGCTCGTCAAAATCGTTCGACTGCCTATCTCACCTCGACTTTAAATTACGAGACAGTTGGATTCAGCCCTAAAGACATGATGTACAACGAAGCAATTCAGAATCTTGCTACTGAGATCGCTCGCCTTTGCAACGTCCCTCCTTATTACGTTTCAGCAGATCAGAACACGACAATGACGTATGCAAACGTCCAAGACGAGAGGCTTCAGTTCCTCACACTATCTTTGCAACCTTTCGTATCCGCCATCGAAGATCGTCTATCAATGGATGACATCACAGCTCGTGGCAACATCGTCAAGTTTGATCTCGATAGCAATTATCTCCGCACAGATCCACTTAAAGAACTTTCAATTATTCGTGAACTACTTGATCTCCAGTTGATCACTCAGGAGCAAGCCATGGAGATGACAGACCTAACACCTAACGGAAGCGAAGGCATGCAATGAAAGAGATGCTCACATTCTCAGCAGAACTTACAGCAGATGCGGCGGAGCGCACTATCTCTGGCAAGATCGTGCCTTATGACGGCGAGGTCGGAAACACCTCTGCTGGGGCAGTTGTCTTTGAGCGCGGCGCAATTAGCATCGCAGATTCAAGCAAAGTGAAGCTCTTACTAGAGCACGATCCTAAGCAGCCAATTGGCCGTGCTCAATTTTTTAACGAGACAGAAGACGGAATCTTTGCATCATTTAAGATTTCTAAGTCAAGTCGTGGCACAGATGCTCTCATCGAAGCCTCAGAAGAACTTCGTACTGGTCTTTCAGTCGGAGTTATGGTCAATGCAGCAAAGCCTAAAAATGGCGTTCTGTATGTGTCGAGTGCTGACCTACTCGAAGTAAGTTTGGTTCAGGCAGCAGCCTTTAAGTCTGCAGCCGTAACCGATATCGCGGCATCTGAAGATGAAGCCGTTGAAGAAACCCTACCAACAGAAAGCGAGACAGCCACAGTGGAAACCACTCCAGCAGTCGAAGCAACACCTACAGTTGAGGCTGCCGCAGTTGAAGCTGCTCGCCCTGCTGTAACAGCAATGGCTTACACAAAGCCACGCATTGAAGTAACAGCTGCAAAGTATGCAGAGAACACAATCCGCGCAGCACTCGGAGACGACGTAGCTCGTCAATGGATCGCGGCAGCGGCAGACACATCTGACAACGCTGGTCTCGTACCAACACGTCAACTCTCTGAGATCATCAACCCTCTCGGAACTACAATTCGTCCATCAATCGATGCAATCTCTCGTGGAGTGCTTCCTGATGCAGGTATGACATTTGAGATCCCAAAGATCACACAGATGCCAACAGTTGCAATCGAGCCAGAAGGCGACGCATTCAGCGACACAGATCAGAACTCAAGCTTCCTTTCAGTAACAGTACAGAAGTACGCTGGACAGCAGACATTCTCAGTTGAATTGCTAGATCGTACATCTCCAGCATTCTTCGATGAACTCGTCCGCAACATGGCAGCAGCTTACGCAAAGGCAACTAACTCAGCAGTAAACGCTGCACTTATTTCAGGTGCTTCACTTGATGCAACAACAGTTGCAACGTACCCAACAGCAGCCGAACTTCTCGGAATTGTTGCTCGCGGATCAGCATCTGTCTATGGCGCAACAGCAGGCCTTCCAAATCCATTTGCTCGCAACATGGTCGTATCAACAGGACAATGGTCAAACATTATGTCTCTCAACGATGCAGGACGCCCAATTTACACAGCGACAAATCCGATGAACGCTGGCGGAGCAGTTGCTCCAACTTCACTCACAGGTAACGTTGCTGGACTCAACCTTTACGTTGATCCAACAAACGGCGGCGATGGCGATGGAACAATCCTCATCGTTAACCCAGATGCGTACACATGGTACGAGTCACCAACTTACCGCCTCCGCGCCGAATCAACAGCCGCGGGTCAGGTAACAATCGGCTACTACGGCTTCGGAGCAATCGCTACCAAGGTCGGCGCAGGCGCATTCAAGAACAACAAGGCGTAAGCCACCCTTAAGTCGCTGGCAGGGGTAATGCCCTTTTACCCCTGCCAGTCTTTAGAAAGGATAAGAGCATGGCATTGACAACAGTCGCAGAGCTTCGCACCGCCCTTGGCGTTGGAACTCTCTATACTGATGCAGTCTTGCAGTCTGTCTGTGATGCCGCAGATAACGTACTCTTGCCCTTTCTATGGAAAAACCAGCAGTACATCATTGCTCACGGCAATGTAGGCACAGTCGGCACTCTCTACTTTGATCAGAATATCCTTGACGTATTTTATGTAGGACAATCGGTTGTGATCTCAGGTGCTGGAGCCAAGTTCAACGGCACAAAGACAATCACGGGCGTCGATACTCGATCATTTAACGTAACCACAAATCACACCAGCGACAATCCACGTCACTCAGTGGAGCCATTTGGTATCGCAGCAGCTGAGACTTACACAGATTACACAACGATCCCAGCGATCCAAGAAGCTTCTCTTATGATCTCAATTGACATCTGGCAATCTCGCCAAGCCCCATCGAGCGGCGGCGTTAGCATCGATGGCTATGCACCTTCTCCGTATCGCATGGGTAACACCTTGCTCGCTCGCGTTCGCGGCTTGCTCGCTCCATATCTTGATCCGAGATCGATGGTGGGCTAATGGCCGCCATATCAACACTCCGCGCAGGTATCGCAGCAGCACTCGTCGACAATACAAAGTATTCAGTCTTCTCATTCCCTCCAGCTACTGTCATTGCTAACAGCGTCATAATTAGCCCTAGCGATCCTTACATCTCACCATCTAACGGATGGCATGCATCGATCTCACCAATGGCTAATTTCACAATATCAATCATGGTTCCCCTTCTCGATAATGAAGGCAACCTTAATGGAATTGAAGATGACATCGTTCGGGTTTTTGGCCTGCTCGCTGCATCTTCATACACTTACAATGTGACAGAGGTATCGGCTCCCGCCGTACTGAATGCCGCATCGGGTGATCTACTTACATGCAATATCAATATCTCAGTCCTAACGAGTTGGAGCTAAAATGTCCGAGTGGGAAAAAGAGCAAGAAGCCTTCCTGATCAAGATCGGGCAGGTAGCACCATCAACACCTAAGCCAGTAACTACTAAGAAAGACGAGGAATAATCTCATGGCTGTATTTCTAAATAACAAGGTCGGCGTGAAGATTAACACAGTCGATCTTTCAGACCACGTTACAGCAGTAACACTTAACCGCACTTTCGACGAGCTCGAAGTGACAGCGATGGGCGATGGCGGACACAAGTTCGTTAAAGGCCTTGAGGCATCATCGGTCACAATCGACTTCCTCAATGACACAGCGACAGCCAACGTCCTACAGACTTTGCAAGCTGCGTGGGGAACTAACGTCACAGTAGTGCTACTTCAGGAAAAGGGAACTGCAGTTTCTGCAACTAACCCTCTCTACACAATGACCTGCTTGATCAACTCAACAACAGACATCAACGGCAGCGTTGCTGATCTTGCAGTCCAGAGCCTGACATTTAACGTATCAGGTACTACAGTAGTAGCCACAACAGGTACATTCTAAAAAACTAACAAAGGGGCACAGCATGGCAAAGTTAATAGTAAAGATGGCAGACGATAGCGTGACGGAGATTGAAATCACCCCACGTTTAGAATATGCCTTCGAATTGTTTGCAAAAAAGGGATTTCATAAAGCGTTTCGCGATGATGAAAAGCAAAGCGATGTCTATTGGCTTGCATGGGAAGGCCTTCGACTAAGTGGAGTCACAGTCAAGCCATTCGGTGCAGACTTTCTCGATACCCTAAAGAGTGTCGAGGTTGCAGAGTCTGACCCTTTGGCCTAGGCAGGGATAGCATCCACTATCTCATAGCTCGCTTGAGCATTGAGACGGCTATCCCTCCACAATACTTAATTGATTTAGATGCATCGATGCTTCAGATGATTCTGAAAGCGTTGAAAGACCGAGCGAAGGAGCAACAGGATGCCTACAGAAGTAACAGGCGCACTTGAACTTCGCAAGGCACTTAAAAAAGTTCAGCCTGAACTGGCTAAAGAAACCGAGAAGGAGATTAGAAACCTTCTCAAAGTTGTTTCCACTAAGGCTAAAGGCTTTGTACCTAGCGAAGCCCCACTTTCAGGATGGGGTAAAGCGGTAGGAGTCTGGGAAAATCGCGTCTTCAGCTCTAGCGATATTAAGCGGGGACTTGGTTATAGCACCGCTCCATCAAAGCCTAACAAGCGTGGATTTAGATCGATCGCGACTATCTTTAATAAAAGTGCAGCAGGATCAATCTATGAGACTGCTGGACGTCTTTCAGGATCAAACGGCAGACCACAAGCTCCACTAGTCGACGTCTACACAGATGCTGGCACACGTTCCGCTCGGCGCGCTGGATATCAGAAGCGCAGTAGCGATAAAACAAAGAGCCAATCTGCCAACCCGTATGCTGGTCGTCAATTTATTGAGGCATTGCCTCCGCTAGTAGATAGCCAACAATCAAGCGCGGCAGGCCGTAGAACTCGCAAGACTAAAGGCCGTCTCCTATTTAGAGCATGGGCAGAAGATCAAGGCAAGACTAACGCAGCCGTACTAAAAGCGATTGAGAAGTCAATGACGACCGCCATAAGAGTTACTAAGGGCGTTAATAGAGATTACAGAGGTCGCTAATGTCAGCTAATACAAGTCTAGCAATTCGCATTGCAGCGATTTTTGATAATAAGGGACTCAAGGAGGCTGACAAAGCCACCGCAAAATTACAAAGCGCCGTAAAAAAACTAGCAGGGGCAGCAGGCATAGGTCTTTCGACTGCCGCAGTTATTAACTTTGGCAAGAATGCAGCCAAAGCATTTGCTGAAAATGAGAAGTCTGCCAAGCGATTAGAAACAGTAGTAAAGAATTTAGGACTTGCCTTTGAGATTCCAGGCATTGAAGCCAGTCTGGACAGGGTATCTGCCAAGTTCGGATACGAAGGCGAAGTATTACGAGAGGCATTCCAGAAGTTAATCACGACCACGGGCTCTGCCAAGAAGTCTCAAGACCTTCTTAATCTTTCGCTAGACATTGCCGCTGGATCTGGCGTCAATCTTCTTACAGTCAATCAGGATCTCGCCGCCGCCTACACGGGACAGACGCGAGGGCTTCGCAAATATAACTTAGGCCTTACTCAGTCAGAACTTAAGACCTTAGACTTTGATAGCGCGGTAAGTAAACTATCTGCAAACTTTAAGGGCGCTGGCACAGCAGAGCTTGAAACGTATTCTGGAAAGATGCGCGTGCTTCAAGAAGCCGCTGATAACGCTCAAGAAATTATTGGTGGAGGTCTAGTTGAATCATTGAGTTTATTGGCTGGCGAAGGTAACACAGTACAACCAATTGCTGACTCGATGGGAGAACTTGCAACTTATGTCAGCGATGTAACAGTAGGACTTGCAACTTTAATTGCAAAGGTAAAAGAACTACCAGGGATGGATTACTATCTAAAAAACATCTTTCCTCAAGTATTAAAACTTAATCAAATAACGCAAGCACTAAATTTATTAAGAAAACTTGCTCCAACTACAACTCCAGGCATGGGCGGTTATCCATCATCTGCACTTGGCGGCACTTTTATTGATCCAAATGAAGCAGCTCGTAAAGCGGCAGAAGCGGCAGCAGCCAAGCGTGCCAGAGAATTAGCAGCATTACAGAAGAAGACTCTGGATACACAGAAGAAGTCTTTAGCCTTACAGAAGGCGTCTAAGACTCTTAACATAGAGGCTATTGGTATTGAGGCAGCGCTTAAAGGTAAGTTGAACGAGACTGATCGGCTCTCTCTACAATTGCAGAAGGCCATTCTTGATGGCAATGCAACCTTAGCCACACAGTTATCTGATCAATTAGACACAGCAATCAAGCGCAACAATGAACTGCGTGCATCCTTGCTTGCCACTCCTAAAGCGCCTAATCCTTTCTCAGAATGGTCAATACCTAAACTAGATTTTGGTGGGAACATGCTAGGCACGCCCGTACCTAATTTCGTACCGCCTGCTTATGCAATGCCACCAACATTCGGGCAACAAGGTGGCTTGCCTGCTGGCGTCGTCGCAGGGGTCAATCCTGCACCTCCAATCAATATCAAAGTTGAGGTTGCTGGAGAAGCTGTAGCAGCAGTTATCACGCAGACTCAGACTAACCAATCTCTATCAGGATCATTTGTTGGCACTAATCGCACCGCAAGATTTGGAACTAGGGTAGACGAAGGATGACCCTTCCAGCCACGATCTCGGTCTCCTTTGACTTTAGCCAGGGTGCTACATTTGGCTATCCGTTTACAATTGGCGATGCGAAATATGGCGTTATCGGCGTAAGTACATTCGCAGGATCTGAAGTCCCAGAACCCGTTATCGATCTTAGCGATGTCACTAGACAAATCACTATCAGACGTGGTCGCAATATCATGCGTGACACATACGAGGCTGGTAACTGCACAGTTCGAGTCTTAGATCCCAATTCTTATTTTAATCCACAGAATGCTTCTAGCCCTTATTTTGGCTACCTCACTCCACTTCGTAAGATCCGAGTAGCTGCGACTACTGCAACGACTCAGCACTTTTTATTCTCAGGTTACGTTCAGGACTATCGTTATTACTATCCGCAGGGACAGGAAATCGGCTACGTCGATATTGTCTGCTCTGATGCATTCCGTCTATTTGCTATGGCTAACGTCTCTACAGTTACAGATGCGACTGCTGGCCAGACGACTGGCACTCGCATCGGTAAGATTCTTGATCAAGTGGACTTTCCTAGCAATATGCGAATTATTGACACAGGCTCGACAACTTGCCAAGCCGATCCAGGCACTACGCGGTCTAGCCTTTCAGCCCTAGAAGTTGCAGAGTTTACAGAGCAGGGCGCATTTTTTATCCGTACAGACGGCACGGCTGAGTTTAAGGATCGATCAGATGTAGTTGGATCTTTAGGCGCTACGCCCATCCAATTTAATCAAACTACAGGTATTCCATACTCAGACCTTAAGTTCGCATTCGATGACAAACTCATCATCAACAGCGCAACCATGACTAGAGTAGGCGGCACGACTGTTTCATCTTTTGATGCTGACTCGATCGCAAAATACTTTCCTCATGGCATGAACGTCGATAACCTAATTGCACAGACCGATGCGCAGGTGCAGAACATTGCTGACATCTACGTTGCAACCCGTAAAGAGACAACCATCCGCATCGATGCCATGATTGTCGATCTGCTGGATACAGATGTACCGACTGACACAATGATCGGCCTCGATTATTTCGATAATGTCGAGATCACCAATGTCCAGCCTGATTCTTCAACAATTGTTAAGACCTTGCAGGTGCAGGGCTTGGCATGGGACATAACCCCTAACAGCATGAAATGCACTGTGACAACACTTGAGCCAATCGTAGAAGGATTCATATTGGGATCAAGTACATACGGTATAATCGGACAATCCATAATGGGATACTAGGAGAAAATCATGGCAGAAGGCTTTCCAGCGACAACAGGCGACATCTTTACAGCCGCAGACTATAACGGCCTAGTAGCCTTTACTATTGGCGCAGCTCAGACTAATGACTATACGGCGGTTATTGCTGATACCTATCAGGTATTAGAGCTCATGAACAAGGCCACAGCAATCGCTTATCAAATCCCTACGAATGCCTCAGTAGCCTTCCCTATTGGTACAGTCCTTAACATCCTTAACATCGGGGCTGGAGTCTGCACAATCTCAGCAGTAACCTCTGGCACGACTACTATCCTTTCAGCTGGTGCAGTACCTGCTGCCCCGACACTTGCTCAATATAAGGCAGCAGCTTGCATCAAGACTGGCACAGACGCCTGGTACGTCGTGGGTGCAATCGCATAATGCTTAACAACATTGCAGGTTTACTTGCTCCTACAACGATCAGCACATTCCTTGCAGATTATTTGGTAATTGCAGGCGGAGCAGGCGGCGGATCGCAAGGCGGCGGCGGTGGTGCTGGTGGTTATAGAACTTCGACTGGATTTAGTCTTTCTATAAATACTAACTATACCGTCACAGTCGGTGCTGGTGGCGCTGGTGGTACGACTCCTGGCAATAAAGCGAGCAATGGTAACAATTCAGTTTTTAGCACTATTTCATCAACGGCAGGCGGTGCTGGCGCAGGCGGCGCTTCAGGTCAAAGAACTCCTAATACTGGTGGTTCTGGCGGTGGTGGCCCTGTAGCACCAGAGGCAATTACTGGTGCTGCTGGTAATGCTGGATCTTATTCACCAGTTGAAGGTTTCGCTGGTGGAAATAGCGTTGCAGCCGCTAATTATGGCGGCGGTGGTGGTGGTGGTGCATCTGCGGTTGGCGTTAATGGAACTACGACAACTGGCGGAAATGGTGGTGCTGGTAGTGCGTCATCGATCACGGGATCTTCAGTTACTCGCGGTGGTGGTGGTGGTGCAGGCGTTTACATAAGCGGATCAGCAGCAGGAACAGGTGGCGCAGGTGGCGGTGGTAATGGAAACATCGGACAAACTGGCAACCCTACTGCTGGAACTGCTAATACTGGCGGCGGCGGCGGCGGTTCTGGTGAAACTTCTCTTGCAGGTGCAGCAGGTGGCTCTGGAGTTGTGATCTTGAAATACCCTGATACTAGAACTATAACAATCGGCGCTGGATTAACAGGAACTACAGGTTCACCTTCAGGCGGATTTAAGGTAACTACAATCACTGCTGGTTCTGGAAATGTGAGTTGGGCATAATGGCACATTACGCATTCTTAGATGAATCAAGCATTGTGACAGAAGTGATCGTGGGCATTCATGAAACAGAATTAATTGAAGGTTTAGAGCCTGAGATTTGGTACGGCAATTTTAGAGGCCAGACATGCAAGCGGACAAGCTATAACGGGAAAATTCGCTACAACTATGCAGGAGTGGGATATACCTACGATCCGATCGATGATGCATTCATTGCGCCCGCTCCATGTGAGCATGCAGAATTGACACTCAACGATCTAAAGCGATGGGAGTGTGAGACCTGTGAAGCCGCGCTTAAGCAAGTCAGCGATCCAGCTTAGAGAGCAGATCGATGATGCATTCCCAGATAGAGATCGAACTTCGGACGGCTGGATCGGTGACACGAGACACGCTGCGCGTAAGTCTGATCATAATCCAGATGTACAGGGATGGGTTCGTGCCATCGACATTGACCGCGACCTTAACGGCAAGGGCAGAAAGCCCGATCTCATGCCTGACCTGGTTGATCAGATTCGAATCGATGCAAAGTCTGGCAATAAAAGAATCAGTTACATCATCTTCGATGGCAAGATCGCCTCATCTAAGAAGGCTTGGGCTTGGCGTCCTTATGATGGGATCAATAAGCATAATCACCATGCGCATGTCAGCTTTACTATCAAGGGCGATGAAGACTCTAGTTGGTTCAATATCCCGATGATAGGTGGAAAATAAATGAACATGAAGCATCCAGCAATAATCTCGATCGGTGCATTCTTGGCCGTGTGGGGAACTACATCTAACTTCGCTCTCGACTACCGCGCCATCCTTGGCTCAGTCGTAGCTGGAGTCTTCGGATACGCGAGCCCGAAAAAGTAATGGACGCGGTAGATATTGCGGCAATCGCCGTAGGAATAGTTACAGTCCTTGGCGGAGTAGCTGCTTATCTACAATTCTTGATTAAGTATTACCTCAATGAACTGAAGCCTAACGGCGGCTCATCAATCAAAGATCAAGTAAATCGACTTGAAGCGCGTGTCGATACAATTATCGAGATGTTAGGTAAGTAAGACTTATCTCATGGCAAAGAAGAAAGTCATCGATCTCGATACTTACTCACAGCTTGATCAATACGCAATCTGCATGCACGAGTTCTATAAGAGTCTTAGACGCGCAGGCTTTGCCGTTGATTTATGTCTGGCGATCATTACAGATCGTGAAGCGTATCCCGATTGGCTTATGCCATCGATCCCCGACCGAGTGGATCGCTTACCCTATGAGGACGACGACGAGGACTAGATGAAGCGCATAGTCATAGTGAGTGACCTACAGGTTCCCTTTCATGATCGACACGCAGTCAAGAATGTAGCACAATTTATAGCCAAGTTTAAGCCGCACGAAGTAGTCACAATAGGTGACGAGATTGATTTCAACACGATTAGCAAGTGGTCAGAAGGGACGCCAGAAGCTTATGAGCAGACTCTGGGAGATGATCGCGATGAAGCTGTTCAGGTACTTTACGATCTCCAAGTAACACAGATGATTCGGTCTAATCACACGGATCGCCTTTACACACAGATCATGCGTAAGATTCCATCATTCCTGTCATTGCCAGAACTTCGATTTGAGAAGTTTATGCAGCTTGACCAGTTAGGAATTACCTTCCATCGCAAGCCGTATAACATCGCTCCTGGCTGGATTGCAGTCCATGGCGATCACACCCCTATCAAGTCTCAAGGCGGTCTTTCAGCCCTTGAGGCAGCCCGTAGGCACGGCAAATCAGTCATCTCAGGACATACTCACAGGGCGGGCAGATCGTCCTTCTCAGAGGCATCTGGAGGCCGTATAGGGCGTGTTCTGCATGGCGTAGAAGTGGGAAATTTAATGGACTTTTCTAAGGCCAGTTACACCAAGGGATCGGCTAACTGGCAACAGGCTTTCGCCATTATGTACGTCGAGGGCAAGAACGTCCAGGTTGACCTGATCTACATCGAGAAGGACGGAACTTTCGTGGTCTCAGGCAAGCGCTATGGACGACCTAGATAACGAGCTCGATCGAGACATCGATGATCACATTGATGACGCAGAATCGTTACCATTTCGTTATCTTAAATTCCTAAAATTCCCCCTTAGGGCGTGAGACAGTAGAGCCATCAACGAAGGGCGTTGATAGAGAGGCTCCAACATGTTCGATCCATCATTAGGCGACTTGGTTGCCATGATTGTCTTATCAGCACTATATTTTCATCTAGGCCGTATTGTCGGCATTCGCGTAGGTTATCTAAAAGGCCGCAAAGCAGTCCGAGATTACTACGAGACAAAAGAAAGGGTGCGAGTGTGAAAGCAAGTGAAGTCCTATTATCAGCTACTGACATCATTGGAGACCGAGGACGAGTTTATGGTCATCCTCGTGTCAATCAGACTAGAATCGCATTACGACTCCAGCAGATGCTTGAGACACCAATCTCAGACCATCAAGCATGTTTGGCGATGGTCGAAGTTAAATTGGCAAGACTCCAAGAAACCGCAGATCACGTTGACTCCTATATCGACGCGTGTGCTTACTTGGCACTAGCTTGCGAACTTATAACAGAAAGGGATGAGAATTATGTTTAAGCGCAAATGCCACAGATATGGTCAAGCAATAAAAATTGAAGGTTCTATTGCATATTTTTGTAAGTGCATTTCCTATGAGGAGATATTTGCTCTTTGGCAAGATGGTAAAAATTCAACAGTAAAAGAGGTCACAAATGTTTAATCTTTCGGAGTATCAGACATGTGCAGAACGCCTAGAGTTGTTTTGGAAGGAGCATCCAGATGGCAGAATTGACACGAAACTTATTGAGGCAAGTAGTAGTCGCTTTATTGTTCAGGCTTACATTTATCGAACTGAAGTTGATCAACACCCTTGGGCTTCTGGGCTCGCGGAAGAAACGATTTCCGGTCGTGGAGTCAATGCTACTTCGGCTCTTGAAAACGCAGAAACTTCGGCATTGGCGAGGGCGCTTGCGAACGCTGGCTATAGCCCTAAAGGCGACCCATCAAAACGAGCAAGCCGAGAAGAAATGAGTAAGGTCGAAGCAGCTTCTAAAGTAAAGGCTAACCTCGATGAAGTAAAGGCTAAGATGGCTAGTACATCTGGCGAATACATTCCAGTAGTAAAGGAAGAAGATCCATGGACTATCAAGCCTGCGACTATGCCGCCCACAATGGGGGAAGCGGTGTCGATGGTGAAAGAGATTATTGGCGGCCAGACAGAGAAGGACATCCCCAAGTGCAAGCATGGAGACATGGTTTGGAAGACTGGCACTAGCAAGACAGGCAATAAGCCATGGGGCCATTTCAAGTGTATGGCATGGGTAACGGGTGAACTAGGTGGACGCTGTGAAGCTCCTAACGATGTGATCTGGTACGAGATCAGCAAAGAAGATGGCACATGGCAACGACAGAAGGCGAGAGGGTAATGGGGCGTTTGCAGTTCTTAAACCAAGATGGTGAATGGGAATCATTTCCAACGGAGGATGAGATTCACAGATCGAAGGAAGTTATTGCCATCTTAGAAGAATTTACATTTACGACAAGATGCTGTCTCTGTAATGATGCAATCCCTTACAAAGACATCAAGGTTAATCTTGTCAATAAGAGCTGGTCATGCGCTAAGTGCCACGCGGTCAATGGCCTCTCAAAGCCGTAAGTACCGAGGATTCTCGACTGAGCGTGTAGTTGCCAAGTACCTATCGACTTGGTGGCCACATGCAGACATCGGTCGAGGGGCTGGAAAAGATATCACTCATGTTCCCTATGACATGGAAGTGAAGGCTAGATCGGCGTTCCAGCCAAAGGCATGGATCGACCAAGTAACAAAGAGGGCAGGTAAAGCTGGTGACTTGCCTATCGTAGTTGCTCGCTTGAATGGTCAAGGGGAGAAGAATCCACAGGATTACCTTGCATTCATGAGATTGGGCGACTTGGTCGATCTATTGCTCAAAGCAGGTTACGGCGATTTCAGCGATGATCTTGCTAAACTAGAGCCTATGAGATGCAAGATGTGTGGGGCATGGGCCTTTACCGAGACATGCAGAACATGTGAGAGTGATCCAGATGCCAACCTATGAGTTCGAGTGCGACAACGAGCATTGCGAGTCCAACGCCAGAATAGAGAAATGGATGTCAATACATGAGCCACATGATCTGGAATGTCCATTCTGTCATTCATCTATGAGCAAGGTGTATTCAAGTGTTGGAGTTAGCTTTAAAGGAACAGGCTTCTATTCAACTGATAATAGATAGATGTGATCTAATTCACATTCCACATATTGAGATTATAGGAGATGCTACACATGAACATATTTGACATGGCTGGTACTCTCAGCGCTAGAGCCCATCAAGGGCTCACGGCGGCCCCGAAGGACAGAGGCCGCAGGGTAGCGATCGCTATTGGGATAGCTCTATCTATGGCAATGCCCTTAGATGCACAGGCGTCGAACCAAGCAATTCGATATGTTAAAGACTTAGCTAAGTATCAACTAACAGATAAACAAGAAGCTTGTCATCATGAGATTGTATTCAGAGAATCATTACAACCAAGTCGCCTAATGATGGATCAAACATTATGCACCAACCTCGTTAGCTTCTAGGATTGAAACTTCCTTGATATCCCATTCAGGCTGAAGTAGTTGAGCGAAAGTCTCTGCCTCTGACTTAACTGCATAGGTGCGAATAACGTGCCATTTGTTATCTATAAATAATCTCACTTGGTAAAGTAACATTTTTTGCCCTTTCATATCCGCCAGCCCTTCTGGCTTCAATGAGTCAACTATGACAGACGTTCAGGCGCGGTCAATAGAATTTTGATAACGAAATGGTAACGATTCTGCATCATCTATGTGATCGTCAATGTCTCGATTTAGCTCGTTATCTAGGTCGTCCATAGCGCTTACCTGATACGACGAATGTGCCGTCCTTCTCCAGATAGATCAGATCGACTTGGACGTTCTTGCCATCAACGTACATGATGGCGAATGCCTGCTGCCAGTTAGCCGATCCCTTGGTGTATGAGGCCTTAGAGAAGTCCATCAAGTTCCCAACCTCGACCCCATGCAGAACACGCCCTATACGGCCCCCAGAGGCCTCTGAGAAGGACGATCTGCCTGCCCTGTGAGTGTGACCTGAGATGACGCTCTTGCCATGTCTACGGGCCGCCTCAAGGGCTGAGAGGCCGCCTTGAGACTTAATAGGGGTATGGTCGCCATGAACTGCGATCCAGTTAGGCGCGATGTTATATGGCTTCTTATGAAAGGTAATCCCAAGCTCGTCAAGCTGCATAAACTTCTCAAAGCGCAGCTCTGGCAAAGATAAGAATGATGGGATTTTTCTCATGATCTGGTTGTATAGGCGGTCTGTGTGGTTAGACCTGATCATTTGTGTTACTTGTAGATCGTAAAGTACCTGAACAGCTTCATCGCGATCATCTCCCAGAGTCTGTTCATATGCTTCTGGCGTTCCTTCCGACCATTTGCTAATTGTATTGAAGTCAATCTCGTCGCCGATGGTTACTACCTCATGCGGCTTAAACTTACTGATAAAACTGGCCACGTTCTTTACTGCTACTCGATCATGAAATGGAACTTGCAAATCGGAAATTATAACTATTTTCCGCATCTTGTTTAGTCCTCGTCGTCGTCCTCGTAGGGTAGCCGATCCACTCGGTCAGGGATCGCAGGCAGAATCCAGTCAGGGTAAGCGTCTCGATCAGTAATGATTGCTAGGCAGAGGTCAACGGCGAAGCCTGCTCTGCGCAGCGACTTATAAAACTCATGCATCGAGATCGCGTAAGCGTCAAGCTGCGAGTAAGTATCAAGGTCGATGACTTTCTTTCTTGCCATGAAAAAATTATCGCTCTAAGAGTATGTTGTAGATCTCATCGACACGCGAGTTGAGTCGCTTAATTTCGGATAGCAAGTGAGTAATGACGTAACCTGCAAGGCCACCGATTACTGCAAGGCTGGCAAAGTAAAGAGTGAAGAAGTTCTCCTGCGTCATTTCTTCTCCACAGTATCTACTGCTGCCTCGATGGCATCGACGACGATATCTGCAACGGCCTTCTTAGCTCGGTAAGACTTGATCGCTGCACGAATGACAGGGATCGCTATAAGTCCGAGAGTTGCATAAATGATTGCTTCCATTAGTTTCCACCTATCATCGGGATATTAAAGAACGAACTATCTTCATCGCCCTTTGGAGTAAAACTGACGTGCATATGTTTATCGTGGCGATTGACGCCAGTATATTCTCGCCAAGCCCAGCCTTTCTTGGCTGAAGCGATCTTGCCCGAAAAGATAATATATTCAATGCGTTTTGCTCGATCAGACTTTGCATAGAGTCGAATCTGATCTGCAAGGTCAGGCATGAGAATCGGCTTTTTCTTTCCCATGAGATCTGCGTCAATATCAACCGCTCTGACAACCCCAGTCTTTGGGCAAGGATTGTGATGAGAAGGGCGCGCTGAATGACGCAAATCGCCAACGGAGCCGTCCGAGGTACGATCTCGGTCAGGATAACTGTCGTCAATCTGTTCTCTTAGCTGAACGGCTGATTTACTCAGCCACCATTTGATCGGCGATCGCGTCACAGGTTGCACACTCCCATCGCTTAAGATTGTTAAGTGATAACTCTGGATGATTACATGGAATAGGGGCTATAAATGCGTCGTCAATAGGATCGTAGGTATAACCAATCCCTGCATAATTGTAGCGAATGTTCCCGTTGTAACTCGTCCGTTTGCAGACTTGGCCTCTGAAATTTCCGTACCATGTTTCAGGATCAAGACCTTCAATTAGTTCAGTTTCGTCAATACCAGTAATAACTTCTGTGACGATACTAGAGTCATCAAGCAATGCGTAGTGTGCCATTATGTCCAGCTCACATTTCCAGTACCAGCAGTTATTGTGGATACAATAAATCCGCCTGATGGTGAGGCAGTAGTACCTGTTAAACCTGCGCCTATTGTTATAGTTCTAGTGTCAGGATATTTTAAGATTACAACTCCAGAACCACCACTAGCTCCTGCAACGGAAGTCTCACCAGAACCACCACCGCCGCCGCCAGTATTAGCAGTTCCAGCCGTAGGGTTGCCAGTTTGTCCGATGTTTCCATTACCACCGCCACCTGCGCCACCCGTTCCTGCTGCTGATCCGCTTATGTAAACGCCTGCGCCACCACCGCCGCCGCGAGTAACTGAAGATCCTGTAATAGATGACGCACTACCAGCACCACCATTTCCACCCGTTGTTGTAGTTCCATTAACGCCAACAGCAGATGCACCACCGCCACCGCCTCCACCATAATTAGCAGCTGCAACGCTATTTCCACCAGCAAAACCTTCGACAGGTGAATAAGATCCAGCATTACCAGCAGCGCCAGTAACTGCTTCTGGTGCTACAGGGGCACCACCGCCAGAACCACCAGTATTCGGAGTTCTTTGACCTGATGCACCACCTGCGCCTGCTCCGCCCGCCGTTGATGAAATAGTGCTAAAAACTGAATTGTTACCATTGCTCGCTTTATTACCAGCAGTCGTGCCACCAGCACCACCAGCACCGACTGTAACTGTATAGTTGGTATTTATAGAAAGACTAAATCCAGTCGAAGTTCTATAACCGCCAGCACCACCGCCGCCGCCTTGTGATCCACCACCGCCGCCGCCTGCAATGACCAAGTAATCTGCTAAGAATGCACTGATGGTAGTAGGAGCAAGTAAGCCTGCAATGTTGTTAAGCATTAGGCGATCGCACCTACGACGTACCAAGTATCTGTGCCTGTCTTGATGCAGGCTGCTGACTTATATTGAGCAAGGGTAGGTTGAGCAGGTACTGCACCAGCCGAAAGGACTGCAGTTGTGCCAGAAGTGACTGCCTTGATCGTGCAAGTGCCGAGGCCGATGTTGAGGACTGTAAGGACTGTGCCGATAGGGAAGGCTACAGAGGCATTGGTAGGGATAAGAAAGTTGATGGCCGTAGCCTTGTTCATAAGCTCGCAGACCTGATAAGCGTCTGCAATTACCGCCGTATAGTCGACTGTATTGGCTGCGCCGATAGTAAAGGCTACTAGGCCGTTATAGTCTGCGGCGGTAAAGATGTCGCCTGTTGTCGCTGGAAAGCCTTCTGCCATGATTTTCTCCTAGTATCCCATTATGGACGTGCCTATTATACCCGACGTAGAAGATCCTATAATGAATCCTTCCACGATTGGCTCAAGTGTTGTTACTGTGCATTTCATACTGTTAGGGGTTATATCCCATGCTAATCCTTGGACTTGCAAAGTCTTGACAATTGTAGATCCGTCTGGCTGCTCATTCGTAATTTTCACAGAATCAAAATAGTCGAGGCCAATCATTGTGTCAGTCGGTACTGCTGGATCAAGTAGATCAACAGTCATGGCGTCTATGCGGATTGTAGTCTCAGCTCTAGTCGCTACATAGATTTTGGCAATGTCTAGAACTTGAGCATCTGTCTCTGGGATCATGTCTGTAATTGTTGTGCCGTGAGGGAAATACTTGGCCGATGAATCGACGTTTACCGCGGTCTGAGCCGAACCGCCGATGCGTGTCATGCTGGCTTGATTGACAATGAGCTTGTCATCAAAGGCGTATTTGAGGTCTGAATATGGAATGCCTGTAGTCTGGTTAAACTCGATGGGAGCAGCAGCTAGAGATCCCACGACATCGGTACGATCCTTAAACTCGGCTGTTCCATCTGTACGAATAAAGAATGCGCCCTGCTCTGCAAACTCTGCTGCCTTTAGGGCGGCAAGGGCTGTGCGAGCTGTGGCTGGATCTGCCTGAACAGTTGTTGATCCTGTGTCTGTAATTCTCATGGAAGTAGGGAATGAGACTTGATCTAGAATTTTGGTAATGCGTGTGCCTGTGGTCTGGCCTGCGGTTGCTCCGCTTACGCTCGCGACGTTAGCCATCTGAAAGAGTCTAAAGGCATCGTTACAGATGATATCGACATATCCGATTTCTTGACCTGTTGGATAGTAATACTGGTAGGAATCGACATAGCCTGAAAATAAAAAATTCTGAGTAGTTGCAGTAGTAGCCGCTACGCGGATCTTGCGAAGTGGAGTCAGATAGCCGAAATAGGGGCTTGATGTATTCTGTGGATTAAAATAAGAATTAGGGTCTAAAACTCGGACTGTGCATGATCCAGATTCATAGGTATCTCGCATGATGTTGCGTCCGCGGCTGATCTTAATAGATCGAGTAACGTCGCTGAGATCCACTACTGGATCAGGAACTTCTGTCGCTGCGAATTGAGATACGCCGATAACTCCGTTGATAGGATCGCCAATAGTAAACGGATACCCGAAAGTAGCACCTTGGCTAAAGTCGAATGAAACCGAGATACTGGCAGGTAGGGCCATTAGATCGCTACCGCTCCCTTAAATCCTGAACGATTAACAGAACTGAAAGAACCTGAAAGAGTGTCGTTAATCTGTGTATCAGTAATAATTGAAGTCAATTCTTTACCATCGAGGGTGACTGTTACGCTAACTGGCGGTTGCATATTTACGCCAGCAATGACTCCAGCAGCTAGGCCGCCTAGAGGGCCGTACTGGGTGTAACTATCGCTAGGTACATTGGATATGCTTGGCGGTACAAAAGGTTTAGGGCCTTGAGGCGTAGGTGATGGCTCTGGATAAGAAGGCGGCGTAAAGTTTGGCGGCAAGGCTGTGCCTAATTTGTTTCCACCATAATCAAGCGCTGGAATCTTCCAGTTCCTAAAAGGATTAGGAGCTTCTGGAGTCGCTAGTAGAGATTGACGAAGTTCGTTATTGCGCTTAATCGCTGCTTCAAGTTGATCAGATAACTGAGTCGCTAGCGTTGCATTGCCTGCAAGAATGGCTTTCTGTAGTTCAAGTGAGATCCGATCAGTCTCGCTGATCTTGCCTTTTAGTGCAGCGGTGATTCCGATACCTTCTAGATCTAAGGTCTGGGATGCTTTATCTAGTGCTGCCTTTTTCTTGGCTTCAGTATTAGCCTTTTTTTGCAAGGCGGCTCGTTCTTTTTCTAGCTTGAGTCTGTCCTTTTCCATTTGCTTTTGCTTGGCTAGTTCAGCAGCTGTTGGATAAATACCAACAGGCATTGAACCTAGATAACCTTGAGTAACTGGATTAGTAAGCGCTTGATATTCTGCGCCTGTCTTGCTTACATAATCAAGACCCTTTTTGAGAATAGCCAGAGAGGCAAGGCTGGGAAACATTGCAAAGCTGCCTTTGCTGACAGCATTAGATTCACCCATTCCAGGAATCTTCTTTAGTTTATCAACCAAAACTGCAACGCCTACAATGGCATCGGAAACATAAACGCTAAAGTCAGCCATGGAATCGGCTAAAGGTTGAACTGTGTTGCCTTGTCCTGCTAATAAAGAAAGAGCGTCAACCAGACCTTTACCGATTGTTTCTTGAGCTTCACCTGCTGCTGTGTTAAGCAATTCCATCTTGCCAGCGTAAGTGGTCAAATATTGGGCATTAGCACCCTTAAATTCATCAGTCAGCTTAGCTTGAATTTCCGCAAAACTCATTGTCTTTAGTTCAGCCTTGGTAAGACCTAAAGAATACTTAGTTAGTCCTTTAGTCTGACCTAGGTAGGCTGCGGTCAAATCTGAAACAACAGTTTCGTAATCTATGCCGCTGCCGCGTGAAATGTCTAGAGCCTGAGTCAGTAACTCTTGAGACTTGGCAACTGAATTTGTGGTCTGCAATAGTTTCTGCATACTCGGACGAAGAACGTCGTCGGTCACACCCGACGCTTCAGATAAGCCCGAAATGAATTTTTCGATGCGTACTGTCTCAAATCCTAGGCCAAGATTCTTGACTGACATGGCCAATCGACTTGCGGCTTTCTCATCGGCAATAAATGCCTTAGCGGCGGCCTTGCCAAAGTTTATAACAGCAGCGGTAGATAGACCAATGCCTGCTGCGCCTGCTAACTTCTTAACAGTTCCTTGCAGATCCTTGACGCCTTTTTGCGCGCCTTTAAGTCCTTTGTTGTCAAAGATCGAGGCAATTCTGATTGCTAAAGTAGTGTTTGCTGACATCTATCGACCTCTGAAATCTATGTTAAAGCCTTTAGTGACTTTAAGAGCTGTGTCCATTGACTTCTCAATAGCCTTCATTACGGCTGCGTTAGTCTTGCCTTGATCTTCTGCCCACGCTCTAAAGAGCAAACGGCCTTTAGTTTTACGGGTACGACGGCCTGCCACGTTTGACTGCTGGCTATCGACTAGCGGCGGCATTGCCTCAATAAACTGGCGGCCTGCGTTAGGGTTGGCTGATTTGTTTACCTTGTTTGAGGTGTCAATATAAGAGCTAAACACGCCCTTGGTGGACGCCTGAGTTGGTTGACCAAATGGATTCTTGCGGCCAGCGGTTTCATAAATAGCACCAGCAGCAGATTTGTTATAGATAGTAGCTAGCGATCTAAAGCCTCTTTTATTAGGCTTAGACGGAGTAGTGGTATATCCAAGACCTCGCTTGATGTCGCTACTGCTAAACACGCGATTTTCCCAGATTCCTACCGCGTTGCCCCAGCCAGATAGCGGAGCCTCGCTAGGAACAAATCCTCTGGCGTTTCTTACTACTACCTTGAGCAGATTGCGTATTTCTTTTTCTGACTCTTTAGCCAAGATAGGAGAAAATTGCTTTAGAGCTTTACGAACCTCAAGAGCGCCGCTTACTTCTGTAGGCATCCTGTTGCTCCTTTGCTCGGTCTTTCAATGCTTTCAGTAACATCTGAAGCATAGATGAATCTAAATCTATTAAAGATTGGGGTGGGATAGCCGTCTCAATGCTCAAGCGAGCAATAAGGTAGTGGATGCTATCCCGCCCTAAGCCAAAGGGTCTGACTCAGCAACCTCTACACTCTTTAGAGTTTCGAGAAAGTCTGGGCCGAATGGCTTGACTGTGACTCCACTTAGTCGAAGGCCTTCCCATGCCAACCAATAGACATCTGATTGCTTTTCATCATCGCGAAACGCTTTGTGAAATCCCTTTTTAGCATATAGCTCGAACGCGTACTCCAGTCGAGGTGTGATCTCGATATTGGTAACGCTGTCGTCTGCCATTGTGACTATTAACTTTGCCATGTTGTGCCCCTTTGTTTAGTTTCTTAGAATGTGCCTGTTGTGGTGACTGCGATAGTACCAGAGACATTAAAGGACAAACTTTGGGTACTTAGGTCGCCTACTGCGCCGTTGATGTCTGTGGTGTTGTTGATAAGGCAGGTCATTGTGTAGAGAGGGTTGGTCGCAGATACTGCGGTTCCCTTTTCTTGGAGTAGAACGATTGTGACGTTTGTTCCCCATGCTGCCTGCAATGTAGCTAGTACGTTTGCAGAAGCTGTGTCGTTAAGGAAGTCGATTGTGACTGATGATGCCTCAAGACCCTTGACAAACTTGTGGCCTGAGTCACCCATTGCGGTGACTTCTAGCTCATCAAATGCGCGGTTAAGTGTTACTGCGGTAACGTGGTCTGAAAGATCGACAGAGTTTACCTTCACGCCGACCTTGTTGCTTAGAAATACAGCCATGAGATTATTCCTCGTCTTTCTTAGTAGTTACTGGCTTAGATGGTGCTACCTGCCCGATCTTCTTCAGGAAGGCTTCTTGCTCTTTTTCCCACTCGGACATTTTAGCTCCAACTCGTTAGGACTGAGATATTTATATTACATGTTAGTAGATCACCTGAAACGGCATTCAGTACGGCTGGAGCCGATACCTCTGTGACGTTATAAGTGTATGAAGATGCAGCGAGCAGGTTAAAAACCCGAACGATGTCGTCTTCAATTCCGTTGAGGTTGCCTTCATTGTCTAGCAAGGGAACCATGATTGAGATTGTGAAATTAGCCATTGGTGAAATCGTGCTATGCCATCCGTTAGACGGCGAGATATAAGGATCAGAAGGGCTGACTATGACGCTGTTAGCGATTACTGTCGCAGGTGGAAAACTAAATACTGAATACTTTGTGTTATCTGTGAGAGCTGAGGCGATGCCTGCGCGAAGTGTTGAGATGGCGGCCATTAGCCCACCTGTGAACGCGGATCAAGATAAGGCGCAAGTAAGCCACGCACTCTGGCCACGAGTGTCGCGGACATTGTGAATGGGCTTGGTTGGAATCCATCGAGAGAAACAGATTGACCGCTTGGGGATTGCCTTGCCTGCCAGATTGTTATGGCAACCATGAGAGATGCTTCTTGGATCGCTGGGATTGTTGCAGGATCGAGATAGGTTTCGCCTGCGACTGTTCCGAAAGGATTAACTGGATGGTAAGGCGCGGCTGTGTTGTTGTTGCCTGTGATGGCATAAGTGATCGAATAATCGCTTACCGCTGTGATCGTCTTTGAGCCGTTATGTTTTGATCCGTTGCCAGATACGACTACTTGCTGACCCACATAAAATGTGTCATAAACTGGCGCTTCAAAGTAAAGAGTGCCTGTGTTGGTTGTGTTGCTGTGAGCAATATTAAAAGTTGAATTGTTCCAGATAAAAGGTAGCAAAACATTATCTGAGGCGTCGCAGACAGATTGAAGGGTCGCGTCTGAATACAGCGTGCCAACTCCAAGTGCGGTTCTTAACTCGCTGACTGTCGTGAGAGCCATTTATTAACCTTTCTAAAGACTGGCAGGGTAGAAGGGCACTACCCTGCCAGCGACTTAGGGTGTTACTTATTAAGCAACTTGTACTGCGCGGAATGCTGTAGGGTAGCGATTGACTACTGCAACGTATCCGTAGATTCCGATTTCAAGCTGTCCGTTAGAGACAACATTGGTGCGGATTTGAAGCGTTCCGCTTTCGTGGAATCGCATTGCCATTGAAGGATAGACAAGGCCTACCTTGATGTTAGATGTTCCACCTGTGTAGTTAGGGTCAACAACGAGGTTGAGTCCTGCGACTGTGCCGTTTGTTGATCCCTGTGTGATTACGCCGTTAGCATTCTGAGGTGCTGCTGCTGCGTATAGTGGGCGACCTGTTGAATCAACTTCTCCAAGAAGACTTGCAAAGTCCACATTGTCGTTTCCGCCAGATGTGGCAACAAGAAGGTTGTTAGGTGTCTGGCGCATTACGCCGAATGAATCAGCAATCGACTTAGCAATAGCCTTGTAGATTGTTGAAGATGATGAATCAGATGATCCGTCTGCTGCGATCTTCGCTGCGTACTGATCTGTCTTCTGAGCGTAGCTTGCAGCCAACTCGCGGAGATAGAGGTCAAGGAAGCTTGGGTCAGAGCGATCTACCAACTCTAAATCGAGGACGCCAGCGCCCGCGAACTTAACTACATTATCCTCTTGGAAGGTAACTGTTGTGTCAGCAGATGCAAACTCTGCACCTTCTGCTGTTAGATCTACTGCTGCCTGTACTCCGAGCTTAGGAGTGAAAATCTTCATCCCAGAAGCAGGTAGGGCTGCGCGCTCGATTGAGTCAATAAACGGACGTGATGAGTCAATGATACCAATTACATCCTTAAGGTATGTAGGTGGAACCATTCCTGTGTTCTCAGCAACTGTTGCAACTGAAAGAGCTGCTACAAGTTCGCGTGCATCTGCGTCGCCGCGTGATGCGCTGAGTTGTGCCTTGGCGTATTCGCCAGCTGTGATGTTGAGGTTAATGCGCGGTGATGTGTATGCCATCGCTGTTACTGTAGGGCGAGCAGCTTCTACAGCCGCGGCTTCTACTGGTGTTGCTTCGACTGTTGTGTCTTCCACGACTGTCTCGCTTTCTGTTTCTGTTGAGGTTTCTACAGCAGGGATGACTTCCTCTGCTGCGATCTCTAATACTTCGCTCGACGCAAATGCGGGAACTGTTACTAGAGAAACTTCTTTGAGCCTAGCCGCCGAAACGACTGTGTGACCATCCTTAGATGGCTTAGATGCGATAATCTCCGCACCGATTGACAGACCTGTGACTAGTCCTTCTTGTGCCATGATGAGGGCGTCAGTACCAGCGCTGCTACGACTTAAACGAAAGACAGCATAAATCCCATCCTCGCGAGTTTCAGCGCTGATCATTTTACCGATCGGTTTCTGCATGTTATGTTGCGATAAAAGACGAATCTTGGTTGGATCTGCAATCTCGATTGAGTTAGCTGCGAAAGTATAAGCGCCGAGATTGGTGTGACCAATTTCGCCAGTACCTAGAGGCACGATCTTGCCTGAGATTTCACGACGTTCTTCTGAGCATTCAATTGAGGATGCTTCGATGTATAGAGTTTCCATTAGCTGCCGTTCCCGTTAGGTGAGAGGTCTTCCATTTCCATTGCCTGTTCAGTTGTAATAAGGCCAAGTGCAAGCATCTTCTCAAGTACGAGAAGGCGCTCCATTGGCTCTGTTCTCAAGAATGAATCATCAAGGGCAAATTTGACATAGTGACCAGAAGTAGAGATGTCATCCATGCTCAGTCTTGCCTCAATCGCTGAAACATAAGGCTGAAGGGTAAAAGCAACCATCTGCTTTCTTTCATCCTGTACGTTCGCATAAGTCATGGTTGTGTTCATCGAAGCGCTGACATAATATGGATCAACCGAGCAAAGTCTGGCGCATTCCGTTGCGAGATTCTGGATTGCGTCCGTATAGCCCATGTCCTTAGGGCTGAATCCAATAGTTTCGTAATTCAAAGTGGAAGTGAGATATGCCGTGGACCTGTTTTTTCTGGCCGAGGACCAAGCTGCAAGTAATCCTTGAACTTCTGCTGGTGGGAGATCCGCACCTGAATTTTTTAGGAAACCAGTCGCAGATGGAGTGGCAAGTGCAACACTAGCTGCATTCTGCGCGTCTAGGGCTGCCTTAATTGTGCTACCACCTACTGCGAGAATACCTTCATCCTTCTGAAATGTAATGAGAGATCCAAGACCTGACATCGGTAATGGTTTTCCATCAAGATAATACTCAGTTACAAAGCTATTGGTTGAATCTGTATTAAATGTTACGCGGCTGTTTGCTACCCATTCAGCATTGGCCATTCGATTATCTTCAAGATAGGTCTCGGTAATCTGCCAGTAACTGACCCCATACATGAGAAGGCTGTCAAGGGTGAAATAGAGAGTCTCAAATCTTGGCTGTGACTTAGATGGCTGTTCTACCCATCTAGGAGCGGCAATATGCTCGCCAGTAGATTTCTTATAATACTCTAGAGGGATTGAAGCAATCGTGCCACAAATCAAATCGCGGCATCGCTTGATGCTGGGAACCTGTAGAGCTTGCTGGCGTGTAACGAGTGTCGGATAGTAAGTACCGAAAGAAAGATAAGAGTCGGACATGACCCTTGGAGCTTCTTGCGCTTGAATGACTTCTGGCTTACGCGTGAATAGACCCATAGAGGGCAATTATACACTACTCGGAGTAAATAGCCGCTGTTTGCTGTGGTTTTGTTAGTTTCCAAATTATCATGGC